CCCAGCGCTCCATGACATCATCCTGGCCGGTGATGCGCTGGCGCTCGTCGTTCTCCATTTCGCTGGTGCTGATGGCCTTGCGGATGTCGTCGATGAGGGCGTTGTTGTCAATGCGGACGTGGGTCTGTTTATAGATGGCGTCGCTAAAATCGAGCTTACTCATTTTTATTTCCTTTCGTGTAAGTGGTTATTTCTTACTGTGTCTATATTATACTACGCTAGCGTAGTAATGTCAAGTGGAATTGCGGGATTTTTATAAAAAAGTTGGCGTAAAGTTGGCGCAGATGTGGCGCACGCGAAAATGTGTAAAATATTACAATAAATATAGAGGATAAAACCATGTACAGAGAATTAAACCTAAATCCAGAACAAAAGCGCGTCGGCGATTGTACTGTCAGAGCCATTGCAGCCGCCACGCATCAAGAATGGGATGCTGTATATGCGGCGCTTGTGTTGACTGGATTTGAACTGAATGATATGCCGTCTGCAAACTATGTTTGGGGCAGTTATCTGCGGCGCATCGGCTGGAAACGTTACACGTTGCCGAACAGCTGCCCGGATTGTTACACCGTTGCGCAATTTGCGAAAGACCACCCGGACGGCACATACATTTTGGCAATGGCTACACATGTTGTGTGCGTGCAGAATGGGGATTGGCTTGATACATGGGACAGCGGCGACGAAACGCCACTGTATTATTGGCAGAAAGGATGATTGACTATGGCGTTTGGCGTACCGTATCAGCCCGGATTTGCACCGGGATATTACCCGATGGGGCAGCAGATGCCGTCGGCCATGCCCGACCAGCTTGCACAGCTTCGACAAGCGGCATATCCGCAGCAGCAACAGACCGCACAGCAGACTGCGCCCATTATTTGGGTGCAGGGAGAAGAAGCGGCAAAGTCGTATCTTTGTGCGCCGGGGAACAGCGTGCTTTTGATGGACAGCGAGAAAAGCTCGTTCTATATCAAAACAGTGGATGCCAGCGGTATGCCGCAGCCGTTGCGCATCTTCGATTATTCGGAACGCACAGCGGCACAGAAACAGCACACACAGGCCGCGCAAGCGCAAGCCGGAGAATTTGTCACCCGTGCAGAATTTGACGCGCTGACAGCGCGCTTTGACGCGCTAACGGCAGACAAACCGCTGACAAAGAAAAAGGAGAGCGAAAATGCCAAATCCTCTGTTTAACGTTTTAGGTGGCGGCAAAATGCCGGGCGCGATGGGTCAATTCCAGCAGATGATGCAGCAGTTTCAGCAGTTCCGCAATAACTTTCAAGGCGACCCCAAACAAGAAGTAGAAAAACTGTTACAATCGGGCAAGATGAGCCAGCAACAGTTAAACCAGCTGCAAGCGATGGCGCAGCAGTTTCAGAGCTTTTTAAAATAGGTTCAAACCGTGCGCACGGTGAACAATACATTCAACTTTTGAAAGGAGTTAAACATGAGTCTTTCTTCGGACGGCACTGTTATGACAATGCCTGTTCAGCCCGCGAATACGGGCAATGGCAACGGCTGGGGCTTTGGCGGCGATAATTTGTTGTATATTATTATTCTCTTCCTGTTCATTTTCTGCGGCTGGGGCGGTAACTGGGGCGGCAATGGCGGCTTTGGTGCTGGCAACGGCGCCGGGGTTGTTGACGGCTATGTGCTGACCTCTGATTTCGCCAACGTTGAGCGAAAAATCGACAGTGTGAACGATGGCCTGTGCAATGGTTTCTACCAGCAGGCGCAGCTTATCAACGGCGTACAGCAGGGCATGAGCAACGGCTTTATGTCGGCTGAAATCAGCCGCGCGAACCAGCAGGCGGCATTTATGCAGCAGCTCTTTGCCATGCAGATGCAGCAGGCCAACTGCTGCTGCGAGACCCGCGAGGCGATTCAGGGCGTAAATTACAATATGGCGACACAGGCATGTGAGACCCGGCAGAGCATCAACACTGGCACACGAGACATCATCGACAACCAGAATGCCAACGCAAGAGCGATCCTTGACGCGATGACCGCCCAGCGCATCGAGGCCAAGGATGCCAAGATTGCCGAGCAGAACCAGCAGCTTTTTGCCGCACAGCTTGCGGCAAGTCAGGCAGCGCAGAACGAGACCCTCAAGGCATACATGAGTGGTCAGCTGGCATACTACAACCCGCGCCCCGTTCCCGCTTTTCCAGTTCCTGCGCCTTACCAGTACGGTAACTGCGGCACCGGCTGCGGCGGGTGCGGCTGCTAACAAAATGTAAGCAACTGCCTACTTATACATAGTAGGCTGTTCAGCCCCCTGGCTGATTTTGCAAAAAGCGGCGGGGCAACAGTCCCGCCGCTATATTTATAGGAAAGGATTGATTTTATGGCTGAATTTACGAATTCCAGCATCGTGAACGTTGCCGCAGGGCAGAATGTGCCGCTTACCGAAACGGCAGTATGCGGAAAAAACTGCATTGTACATCGCGAGGGGGCGGGCATTGTCACCCTGCGGGGCATCACCAACCAGTGCAAAGCGCGTTATAAGGTGAGCTTTGGCGCGAACATTGCAATTCCCACAGGCGGCACAGTCGGTGCAATTACTTCCGCGCTTACAATCAACGGAGAGCCCCTTGTAAGCGCCACTGCAACGGTTACGCCCGCAGCAGTGGAGAATTACTTTAACGTGTTTGTGGCGGCGTTTGTTGACGTTCCGCGCGGTTGCTGCGTGACGGTCACCGCAAAGAACACGAGCGCACAGGCGGTGCTTTTTGCGAACTCGAATCTCATTGCCGAGCGCGTCGGCTGAAAGGAGAATAAAAATGAGTATGAAAACTCTGTATGATCTGAAAGATATGCTGTGCGGTGAGCTTGACGAAATCGGGAAAAAGGGAGAAATGAGCGCTGGCGACCTTGAAACGGTGCATAAGCTCACGGACACCATCAAGAACATCGACAAAATCACCATGCTGGAAGAAGGCGGTTACAGCCGCGACGAAGATTACAGCCGAGATGGTGATTGGAGCGCCAACATGCGCGGCAATTATGGACGCGGAAGCAGCTATGCGCGGCGCGGTTCGCATTATGTGCGCGGGCACTACAGCATGGACGATGGGCGCGATTCACTGATTTCCCGCATGGAAGATATTATGCGCGGGGCTGACAGCAAAGACAGGGAAGTCATCCAGCGCTGCATTGACACGATGCGAAACGGTTAAAGTGAGGTGTAAGGGCTATGGTTGACGTGCGAGAGATTGACGGCGCTATAGCCGAAATCGAAAACAGCGAACTCACCATGACCAGAGTTAAAAATTTGGCAGCGCTGTATGTTGTGAAAAATCAGCGTCTTGCAGATGCGTCCCATTCTTCGCAGAAAGCAAAACTGCAAGAGCCTGTGCGCTACTACGAAGCGGCAGAGCCGTCTACAAGGGCTGCTGTTGGCAGCAGTGACTTTTTACGGGCTGTGTCAAACGTAGACATCGCAGCAGCGCTGAACGTGCTGGATGAGCTTATGTCGGCCTTGTATGTAGCAAACCCTAAAGTTTATAATGGCGTAATGCGGAAATTGGAGCGTTTACAGGATGAGTGAATTTTTGGAGATTGTAAAAAAGGCCGATACCGGGCGAGTGTGGCGTGTGCTGGATGAGTTTATGGATGCGCTGAAAGAAACACGTCCGGATGTGTATAATGATTTGGTACACAGTTTGCAGAGAAAATAGGTAAGTGTGTACTAAAACGTGTACTCGAAAAAGAAAATGCCGTAGATTTAAACGAATCTACGGCATTTGTTGTGGTCGAGGTGACAGGACTCGAACTATACACAATGCTTTTAGTGATTAAAAATATAGCGGTATATTGCTATATTTTTTGCTTTGTCACATACTTTTTCTATTATTTCATACATTTAAGAAAAAAAGTGTGTACTTTTAGTGTGTACTTTTTAGTCCACCAATCTATCAAAGATTTCTTGTAGGTTTTTGGCTGTCCGTTCGTCATCTCCAGCGATGTAGTGGGAGTATGTGCCGTAGGTGTCCATATCCTCGCTATGCCCGACAAGCTGCTTTAACTCGCCCGTTGGCAACTCTTTTGCTATGCTAACAAATGTGTGGCGCAGTTCGTAAAGACTCAGCTCCGGCAGGTCATTAGAGCGCTGATAGCGCTGCCAGCGGTGGTAGTAGGTGTGCATGGATGCCATCGGGAAGATGTACGCCTGCTTTCCAGTCACGGCTTTTTGAGCTTCCAGCACGTCCAGCGCTCGTCTGGATAGCACTACCGTGCGCAATGCGTTTTCGTTTTTTCCCTTCGTGATTTGCCCGTGCGCATTGATAGCCTGCTTCAACCTGCACAAATTCCCGTCAACGTCTTCCCATTGTAGCCCCCGCATTTCACCGGGGCGCATACCTGTTAGCACTTGGAACCTGTAATAATTTATGTATTCATCGTGAACAGATTTACCGCGCATAATGGTCGTATCCACTTTTAGCAACGTGTTCAGCGCTTCAACTGTCAGCACATTCTTTCCTTTTTTTCTGGACGCTGCCGGAATCTGTAACTCATCAAGCTCAAGCGTTGTCCATTTCGATTTTCGGCAAAAATTCACAAACTGCTTGCAGTAGCTGGCATAGTTCTGTAATGTCTTTTTGGATAATGGCTCTTTGCTGTTCCCCTGTGGATGGCGAAACGAATAATCTATAATTTGTTGAAAATCCTGTTCCGTAACGGATTTTATTAACTTATTTCCGATGGCTGGCAGCAAATGGGCGCGGCCAAACGATGCCATGTTTTTGTATTCTGCATCAGACACAAGTTTTTTCTGCTGTAACAACCGTTCCCATGCGTCAGAGACCTTAATGCGTTCCGTCTTTACGCCTTTATCCAACCATTCATCTGCTTTTTTGTTGGCTTCCCGCTGCCCTGTGCGCCCCGGTTTGGCGCTGGTAAAGGTTTTGCGAACGCCGTCTTTCTGCACGTTTATCTGCCAGCGTCCGGCGCTTTCAATCCATTTCGCGGTATTTGTTCTTTTCATATTGCATTGCCCCTTTCTTTGTGATAGAATAAGGGCGGGTTAGAGCTTGTCCGCTTTTATAACCCACCTTTAAGCAGTTTCGATGTTACAGCATCGGAGCTGCTTTTTTTCATGCTTTTTTGCGCTTGAGATGTGTTATAGTCCAATTAAAGGCCTTGACAAACGAGTATTTTTGTGAAAGTGTTGAAATACAACTTTGAGTTGTGTAAAATACAATCAATGGTTGCTGGAAAACAGTCGGGTGCAATCAATATTGTAAGATTTCAAAACTCTTTGAGCGAGACCATCTTTTCCAAAAATGTAGGATGTTACAATACCAGCGGCATCTATCGCAGGAACAGTTGGGTTTTCAACAAGCATCCTGCCGTATCTTTCTTTTGCCATATCAAAAATTTGATCTTCAGTAAAGCCAGCTTTTTTTTGGGTTTTCTTTAGTTCCTGCATAATACTGGGAGCTATAAAAGGATATTGGCAATTCATATCATAAAAAGGTATTTCAAGTAGCATAGAAAAAGCCGTTTCAAACTTTTTTTCGTCTACCAAAAACTCATACATAGAATATCGTAAATCACGACATTTTTTGGGAGACGAAATTGCTCCCATGTATAGTTTATTGTATTTCTTCCATATTAAATCCCGATACGGGATGTCTCTTCGAGCGTTTACGGCGCGGCAAAACTCTGACAAGGAAAAAGTAGCACGAGCGTAAGTTTTTCTGTGCCAAAAATAAACATATTCGTTATTTTTTATTTCTTCTTTTCCCTTTTCGGTCAATTTCCCGTTTTCGGCAAAACCCATTGATTCCAATTTTTTGATTATAGGCCAAACGTCATCAACACCATAATCATAATGCCAGAACTTTGCAACAGGCTTTCCGCTGGAATATTTCTCTAAATAAGAAAGCATTAAAATTTCTGTTGGCTTCAGGCCGTTTTTGTCTGCAAGATCATCAGCGGAAAGCGCCAAGAAATACTCATTTGCACGCTCTTCCTGCTCTGCGTGCCGCTTTTCTGCTTGCGCTTTGCAGTAATTAGTGTATTGCTTTGCAATTTCATCTTTAGTCGGCTCATGTGTAGTTATGGAAACATTTACTTTTGGTTTCGGCTTCAAAAAGTCAAAAAAGCCCATAGTATCACAACCTTATTTGATTGGAGGAATCAGCAATGACAGACACAGAAAAACTTATAAAAATTATTTCAGAATTTACGCCTGATCAGATGACCGATTTTGTAACTGCTGCGCAAGATTTAATAGAGCGCTTGCAAGCTGAGGGTTCTCTTGGCAAAGAGAAATAATTTTTTGTACATCTTGCGGCAAACCAGATATTAGCCCATCGCTTTGTGCGGTGGGCTTTTTTTCGTTTTCGAAATCCCCACGCAGGTCGTCAACGGCGACTCCTAGCAAACTGGCAACATCGGCTAGCATATGCTCTGGCAAATCGCGCCCGTTTGCTAGCATTTCAGACAAATAGCCACGACTTTTTCCAAGCTCTGTACTAATATGCGTGAAGGCAATTCCTTTTTTCTTTGCTATTTTCTTGGCTTTTTCAACGTATCGCACACAAATCACACCGTTTCTTTGTGCATATTGCTAATTCGCTAGAAAATGCTAGAAAGCTATTTACATCTAGCATAAATGCTAGTATAATAGATAGCACAGAGGGCAACAAAGAACCAAGCCCCCTAAAATTCAGCGGACTAGCTAAAAATATGCTGTTATAAATCTCGCAAGTTCATAGTAGCATATTTTCTAGCAATAGTCAACTAGAAAGGAGCTTTTGCTAGGTGAATATTTCGAAAATTGATGCACTGTGCCGAAAAAACAATATTTCCCGCACAATCCTTGAGGAGCGCGCCGGAATCTCAAACGGCGCACTTGGCAAGTGGGAGAAATCGCCCTACGGCCCCAGCATCACGACGCTAAAGAAAGTGGCTGACTATTTCGGCGTGCCGATTGATTACTTGCTAGCCGATAACTAGAAAGATGAAATCGGCTGTAAGCGAACTGATCGCGGAAAGAAAGGAGTAACCACCATGACAAACCTTGCTTTTACAGCGCTTATCAAAAGCAAGGGCTACAACAAACAGCGCCTTGCAGATGTTTGCGGCTTGTCCAGTACTCAGATGTCAAACCGCATCAACGGCGCTAATGATTGGCGCTGGCCGGAGGTTTGCACCGTCTGCCAGATGCTTGACATCTCGCTTGACGAGTTCGCAACCTACTTCCCCTCCGGGCGCGTCAAACCCGGCAAACCGCACGTGCTCACCCGCGAGGAGCGCATCGACAGCGTTCTTGCCGAGCTGCGAGAAATCCTTATGTAGCAGCGGCATTGCGACGCTTAGCCATGCACAGCAATGGCATGGAGGTGCATCGCGTGGCAACGGAACTGCTTCGTTAGATAAGCAAAGGCTAAGCCGTGTATGGAGCTGCAAAGGCAAGGCTTGGTATTGAACTGAATTGCAACGGAAAAGAAATGTCCCGCAGAGCTAAGGCAATGCAAAGAATCGCTTAGCAACGGCATTGCGCGGCATAGCAGAGCAACGGCACTGATTAGCTTCCCTATGGATAGCAACAGCATAGCTCAGAACAGCTTCTCAAGGCAGAGGCAGGGTGCTGCAATTCGACGCGAAGGCATTGCATTGCGACGCGATGGCATGGAATGGCACAGCGTTGCTTGGCATAGGCATAGCATTGAGATTCGACGCGAAGGCATGGCGATGGACGCAGTGAACAGAGATGCAAAGGAATAGCAATGCTCAGTTTAGCTTCGGAATAGCGCGGCCTTGCTAAGGCTCCGAAAAGCAACCGATTTTATTTAAAAAGGAGACAACCACCATGAAAGTAAAAATCACCCTTTTGGAAGAAGTTCTCGGTTCTTCCCCCAGCAACGAGGAATTGCTGGCAACCTATATTTCCAGCAAGGCCCCGACAGATGACCTGACCGCTGAAGAAATTGCCAACATCAAGGCACAGAACGCAGAGGACAGAATCACCGTTTTCCCCAAGACCGCCGATGGTAAGCCGTTCCTGTACGACTATCAGGTCAAGGGATTTTTCAAAGATTCCTGCAAGATGCTTGCTAAGGCGGGCAAGTCGGGCTATCCGGGCGGCAAGGCCTGTGCCGCTATCAAGGCTTACAAACAGGCGATTGACGGCCAGATTTTCGTTTTCCCGCGTGAAATCCCCTACGACCTTCACGGCATGAAGCTGGATTTCTGTGAACGTCCCCTGCGCGCGCAGACCCCTATGGGCGAGCGCGTGAGCATCGCCAAGAGCGAGAGCGTCCCGGCAGGGTCAACGGCAGAATTTGAAATTCAGTGCCTTGACCCGAAGCTGGAAGATATGGTGCGCGAATGCCTTGATTATGGCGTCCTGCGCGGGCTGGGTCAGTGGCGAAACAGCGGCAAAGGCCGCTTTGAATGGGAGGAAATCAAAGAATGATGACCAAAACAAAAACGCCGCCCTGGTGCACCACCACCGGAACGGCAAAAAAACAGAGCATCGCAAAAAGCTCTAACTATATTCTATCACTGAAACGCGCCGCCGTCAAGCTGGCCATCACCGCAGATTTGCTGCTGCTGCTGGCAGCGCTCGGTTCTCTCAACGTCCCCACCACCATCGCCGCCCTGCTGGCGCTGAATCTGCTGTGCGGACTGTATTTTAAGGAGGAATCCCGCCATGAAGAAATTTGAACTCACCGATGAATTTATAACAAACGCTTTCGGTAATAAGCTGTTCCGCATCAAGGCTCTTGTCGATTTCGGCACCATAAAAGCTGGCGAACTTGGGGGCTTTGTGGAAAAGGAAGAAAACCTCTCCAGCGATGACAATGCCTGGGTCTACGGCGATGCGCGGGTCTACGGCAATGCGTGGGTCTACGGCAATGCGCGGGTCTACGGCAATGCGTGGGTCTCCGGCAATGCGTTGGTCTCCGGCGATGCGTTGGTCTCCGGCGATGCGCGGGTCTCCGGCAATGCGTTGGTCTACGGCGATGCGTTGGTCTACGGCAATGCGCGGGTCTCCGGCAATGCGTGGGTCTCCGGCGATGCGCGGGTCTCCGGCAATGCGTTGGTCTCCGGCGATGCGCGGGTCTCCGGCGATGCGCGGGTCTCCGGCAATGCGCGGGTCTACGGCAATGCAGACTACGCCGTTGTTACAGGCTTTGGTCACTGCTTCCGCGCGACCACATTTTTCCGCGGCAAGGATAAAATTCTCCGCGTACAGTGTGGTTGTTTTTATGGTGATTTGGCGCAGTTCCGCGAGATCGTCAAGAAAACCCACGGCGACAGCAAATACGCTAAAGAGTACCTCGCAATCGCCGACTTGATGGAGCTGCATTTTTCTTATGAGGAAGAAAAGCAGGAGGCCGCAGAATGACCAGCTTTTGGGGGCATCAAGATAACCCCTTTCCGCCTGCCGAGCCCCGCCGACCCCGCTGCCCTGTATGCGGCGAGGAATGTGAAACCCCCTGTACCGTCAAGGCAATGAGATTCTCGGCTGCGACAACTGCATTGTGGAGGTCAACGCATGGGAATGGAAGGAAGAGCAGGAGGAACAATAATGAAATTTTCTGATGTTTGCAAGTTGCTTAACGCTTGCACCGTGCTGAAAGAAACAAAGCGCTGGTTTGGCTATGTCAATGAGAACGGCGTTTTTTTCAGCAGCACGCTTGATTTCAACGAAGCTGTAAAGCTGCTGAAGGAAAAATCCTACATCTTCATCCAGCGCGGCAAGCTGACACGGTACGCGGTCACGGGCGACCTTCGGATTGAAATTTCTGTGGACGGCATCCAGCTGGTGTCCTTTCTTCCGAAGCGGCTTTATTTTGACGCCCCCGCCCCCGCAGAGTGCTACCGCATCCACCTTGTAACTCCTGACGAATCGAGTCCGGAAATCCCCGACCACGAAATCTCGGAATCGGAATATATCAAAACTAAAAATATGGAGGTAAACGAATGGAACAGAGCTTGCAGGTAATCACGCTGCGCCAGCTTCCCATCATTGAGGAGCATTTGCAGCTTGTCAAGGAAAAAATTGAAGCCCGGACAAATCAGGTTGCGCAGATGGCCGTCACGGAGGAGACCCGCGCCGACGCCAAAAAAATGCGTACTGAGCTGCGCAAAGAATTTGACGCTATGGAAACACAGCGAAAGCGCGTAAAGGCCGATATTATGGCCCCCTATGAGCATTTCGAGACGCTCTATAAGGAATACGTCTCGGAGCCGTATAAGAAGGCAGATGCTGCACTGGACGGCCAGATTAAGGAGCTGGAACGCGGCATTGTTGAGAAAAAGACGGCTGAAATCAAAGACTATTTTGCAGAGCTTTGCAAGGCCAACAATCTCGATTGGCTCAAGTATGAGCAGCTCAACCTGAAAGTCGGCTTATCCACTACCGTCAGCGGCGTCAAGACTGCTATGACGGCCACCGTTTTGCAGATTGCTGCCGATGCTGCCGAGCTTTCCCAGAACGCCGATGCTGCCGAGCTTCTGGTTGAATACCAGAAGTCGCTGAATATGGCGCTTGCTCTTAGCACCGTCCGCGCACGGCATGAACAGATTGAGCGCCAGCGCTGCGCGGAGGAGGAACGCCGCGCACGAATTGCAGAGCAGAAAGCCGCTGAGCAGAAGGTTGAGCAAGCCATTGAAATGCAGCGCGAGACCGTACAGCCGCCGGTCGAGGAGCTTTCCGCACCGGCCCCCATTGAAGAGCCGGAACCCACCGCATTGAGCGAGCCTGTGAGCGCAGAATCCGAACAGGTATTTGAATGTCGTTTTTTGGTTCGTGGCACTATCGACCAGCTGAAAGCCTTGAAACAGTATATGGAGAAGGAGAAACTTACTTATGAATCAATCTAACCAGTCCATGACGGCACAGAGTATGCCGTTTTCCGTTGCGGTGAACACGCCGTCTATGCAGCGTCTTATTTATAACGCACTGGGAGACCCGGAGCGTTCCCGCCGCTTCACGGCCAGTATCGTAAGCGCTGTTTCTGTCAATCCTTCCCTGCAGTCCTGCGACCGCAACACGGTGATTTCCGGCGCACTTCTGGGCGAAAGCCTCAATCTCAGCCCATCCCCGCAGCTGGGCCAGTATTACCTTGTTCCGTTTAAAAACAGCAAGAAGGGCTGTTCGGATGCCCAGTTTGTTTTGGGCTACAAGGGATATTTACAGCTGACTATGCGCAGTGGCCAATATAAGAACATCAATGTGACCGTGATTAAGCAGGGCGAGTATCTTGGACGCGACCGCGAAACCGGCGAACCCCGATTTTCCTTTGTAGAAGACGATGACAAGTGGGAGTCCCTGCCGACTATCGGCTATATGGCCTGTTTTGAGTATCTCAACAACTTCCGCAAGGTACTGTATTGGAGCAAAGAAAAGGTGATGTCTCACGCTGACCGATACAGCCCTTCTTTCAGCCGCAAGGCCTATGAAAACATCCTTGCCGGAAAGGTTCCGCAGAGTGAAATGTGGAGGTACTCTTCTTTCTGGTACAAGAATTTTGACGCCATGGCCAAGAAAACCATGCTGCGCCAGCTCATTTCTAAGTGGGGCATTATGAGCATTGACCTTTCAACAGGGTTTGATGCCGATGGAAAAACGATTTCGGCCGACGATTCCGGCAACCTTGTTCCGGAGGAAGAGCCTGTGCAGCAAGATGCACTTCCGGAAACTACTGCGCAAGAGACACAGCCCAGCGCACAGTCCGAACCGCAGAAAATTGACCTGAACGCCTTGTAATATGGAATGCCGGATAATTTCCACCGGCAGCCGGGGAAACGCCGTAATTCTTCAAGACACAATACTGATTGATTGCGGCGTTCCTTTTTCTCGGCTGGCCGCTTCGGATGTTAAGCGCCTGCGGCTTGTACTTCTTACGCATATACACAGCGACCATTTCAACCGCTATACATTGCGCAAGCTGTCAAAAGAACGTCCTACACTGCGCTTTGCGTGCTGCTCCTGGCTGGTCACTCCTCTTGTAGAGTGCGGTATCAGGTATGCGCAGATTGACGTGATACAGCCCGATAAATGGTACGATTATAAGCTATGTAAAATAAAAGCGCAGGAAACCACGCACGATGTAAAAAACTGTTGCTGGCACATCTGCACACAGGCAGGAAAAGCAATCTATGCGACAGATACCGGAAATTTGAACGGCATAACCGCTAAAGGATATGACTTGTATCTGATAGAATCCAACTACACACAGGATGAGATACAAGACCGTATTGCGGAAAAAAAGGCAAACGGAGAGTATCTGTACGAAAAGCGCGTTATGAAATACCACTTAAGCCGCGAGGCGGCAAACGACTGGCTGGTACAGAATATGGGGGCTGCATCACAGCTCATCTATATGCACCAGCACGATTGTAAGGATAACTGAATATGGCCGAATTAGCATACATCAAATTATGGGCAGAGTTTGAGAAATACTTTGGTGTACTCGGTGCCGTTGAAGTAGGGCGTCTGATACTTGGAGCGCAGGAATATGCGTTTCACGGAACAGAGCCACAGTTCACCGGGAACGAACGGATTCTTTGGCCGGTCTTGAAAGAATCAATCGACAAGGATAAGGCGTACAACGAAAAACAACAGTCTAACGGCTTAAAAGGTGGACGCCCAAAGAAAGCCAGAGAAACCCAACAAAACCCAGAGAAACCCAACGAAACCCAAGATAACCCAGAGAAACCTCACATAGTAAACAGAAAACAGAAAACAGAAAATATAACTACCACCACCACCAACGCGGGCGCACGCGAGGGGCCGGAAGCAGATGAAGCCCTCAAGCGCTGCATTGCATACTATGAGCAGAACATCGGCGCTATCAACCGCGCTGTGTTTGATGAAATCCGCGCAAAGCTGCAGGAGGTGGAGCCAGACCTTATCTGTGAGGCAATCCGGCAGGCCAGCTTGTGCAATAAGCCCAGCTGGAAATACATTGCCGCGATTATCGCCTACTGCATCAAGCGTAACATCCACACCCGCGATGCTTATTTGAACGCAGAAGCGCAACGCAGGGCACAACCAACGCAGATCCGCGCACCGCGCAGAAAGACCGCACAGGAGGAATTTTTGGAAATGGCAAAAGGAGGTGTACCCGGTGGACAAGCAGCAGACAGCGGCGCTTTTGGCAGTAGCGACAACCTACTGGCCGAATATTAACCGCAACACCGATACCGCCGCAATGGTGTCGGCGTGGGCGAAATCCTTACAGGACGTTCCCTACAATGCCGCCGAACGCGCCATCGTTGAGCTTTCCCGCAAGTGCGACTTTCCGCCTTCGCTGAAAATGGTGGTGGATGAAGCGTCAAAGCACGCCGCATACAAGCCGGAAATCAACTGGAGTATGCGCCTTGCGTGGGACAGATTCTCCGAGCTTGGCATTCCACTGCCGGGCTGGTTTTCAACAGGTGTTCGGCAGCTTGGCAGCGCAGCACCGAGCGAATATACGCGGGCCTTGACCGCATCGGAGGAATAAATCATGCTGAATGTAATTGCAATGCAGGGCCGATTGGCTCGTGACCCGGAAATGCGCCAGACCACTACCGGCAAGAGCGTGGCATCATTCACGTTGGCTTGTGATAGAGGCCGCAAAGACGCCAACGGCAACAGCCAGCCAGACTGGATTACCTGCACCGCATGGGAAAAGACCGCCGAGTTTATCTGCAAGTATTTCCAGAAAGGCGCTTTGATTGCTGTTGATGGACGCTTGCAGAGCCGCCAGTATCAGGACAAGAACGGCCAGAACCGCACCGCGATTGAGGTGGTTGTGCAAAACGTTAACTTCTGCGGAAAGTCTGATTCTTCCGCCCACCACGCCGACCGCACACAGGGTGAGCCGAATGTCGGCTACTCCAACGGAAACGCGGACGATTTTGCAGAGATTGAGGACAACGGCGATTTGCCGTTTTGACGGAAAAGGGTAACACATGACCTATCAATACACGATTCACCTGCCGGGCATCTGGTACAGCGAAAAGTATTTCAGTAAAGTGAAGGAGATAACGCTGTGATTCATTTGGGCGATATTACAAAAATAAAAGGGGATAACATTCCACCGGTTGACGTTATAACTTTTGGAAGCCCGTGTCAAGATTTATCTATCGCCGGCAAACGCGCCGGCCTTTCAGGTGAACGAAGTGGTCTTTTTATGGAAGCCGTTCGCATTATCAAAGAAATGAGGGAAGCGACAAATGGACAATATCCCCAATATGCCGTCTGGGAAAACGTTCCCGGAGCATTTAGCTCAAACAAAGGCGAGGACTTCCGAGCCGTCCTGGAAGAACTGGCACGAATCAAAGAAGCTGGCATTTCAATCCCTGGACCTGACAAAAGCAAATGGGCAAAAGCAGGACTTATCACAGGAAACGATTGGAGCATTGCTTGGCGAACCATGGATGCTCAGTATTGGGGAGTTCCCCAACATCGATTGCGCATCTCGCTTGTCCTCGATCTTACAGGCGTGCGTGCCGGAGAAATACTATTTGAGCCGGAAAGCCTGCGAGGGCATTTTGCGCCGGGCATCACGCCGGGGCAAACAACTGCCGGAGCTATTGAAAACGGCGCTGGAACAGCAGATCGAGCGTTCACTTTGAAAATTCGTTCTGGGTGTGAGGGTGGCGGCAAGGGCGCGTTGGTGCAGACCGAAAAGAGCGCCACCCTTTCCACTTTACAAGATCAGACGCTTTTTGCGGCAGAACCGACATTCCGTATTCAAGGCAACACACTTGACCGTCCTGCCGATGCGTTCGCGCTTGACTGTCGCAATATGACTGCTAATGCGGAACTGTCCGCAACCTTGCAAGCTAAAAGCAACAATGGACAAAGCCTCAATTACATCAACCCCGTTTGCTACGCCGCCACTACAGAACCCAATATGGTTATCTGCGATGATTGCTCTCCGGCTATTCGCAGCAGGGATTACAAAGACCCGAACATTGTCTGCTATGATGCACGCGGCAACGACGATGGGAAGACGTCTCCTACCATAACGGGTGACCACAACAGTCGCATTACAGATTATACTTCTGTCATCATCGAAAAAATCACTCGCTGGATCGTGCGGCGTCTGACCCCTACCGAGTGTGAGCGCCTGCAGGGCTATCCCGATGGGTGGACAGACCTCGGAGAGTGGATAGACAGCAAGGGCAAGGCCCATAAGGACGCTGACACGCCCCGCTATAAAGCACTGGGTAACTCCATCGCCTTGCCGCAGTGGTACTACGTTCTCGGCGGTATCGCTGACCGCTCGCCAGATAATGCCGCCCTTGGCAGTTTGTTTGATGGTATTGGTGGATTCCCGTATGTGTGGGCACAGCTACACGCTGGTCGCAAAGAGTTATGCGTTTGGGCCTCGGAGATTGAGGAGTTTCCCATCGCTGTTACAAAGAAATGGTTTGCCGGTGAATGACATGATCCAAAAATACATTATCTCCCTGCCCACCATCACCAAAAAGAACTCCAATCAAATCCTTACCAACCACCGCATCGGCAAGCCGTTCATCGCCACCAGCAGGCAGTATAAGCGTTACGAACAGGCCGCTATGTGGTATCTCACCCCAAAGCCAAAAGCCCCGCTAGCAGGCCGCTACCGCGTTGCCACGGTGTTCTATATGCCGACACGCCGCAAAGTAGACATAACGAACTTGATGGAGGCTGCCCATGACATCCTTGTCGCCGCCAAAATCCTTGCCGACGACAACAACACAATCATTGCCAGCGTGGACGGTTCCCGCGTTATGTACGACAAAGAAAACCCCCGCACCGAAATTTTTATCGAAGAATTGGAAGTGTGACCCATGAAAGCCAGACTTCATCCCACCCCGGCCATGCAAAAAGCCATAGACGCCTATGCAGAAGCTAAAATTCAGGGCATCCAGAGCCATGCGCAGGAGGCCGTCATGAAGGAGCGCAACGACATTCGACACCCGCGCCACCTATCTGTGCCTGCTGGCGTGCTATCAGGTCGGTCTTTCTTCCCGCACCCTGAAACGGATTCAGGATGCAATGACCGGCCCCGTTGCTGATAAATACAATGAGTACCGCAATGACCAGCTTGCCGACCTCTGGGCGCAGGTAACACTGCAAAGCATCGGCATTGAAGCACCCAAAACAAAGGAGCCGCTATGACCACAACAAAATTTTGCAAGACCTGCGGGAAAATCATGTGGGACGTACAGCCTACAAAGCGCTATTGCGATTCCTGCATCCACAAGCGCAATATCAAAAGCGCGCAGGCATCCTACCAGCGCCGCAGGGATGCCGGTGTTTTGAAAAAAAGCAAGAAACCCGCCACGCATCCCTGCCTGAAGAAAACCATAAAACCAATTGAGCAATGCGTCCGCGAAGCCGCAGCCCTGGGCCTGACCTATGGGCAGTATGTAGCCTGCGGGCTGGATAAGGAGTGTTTGTAATGGGATTTGATATTACAATCAGCCGCTACGATGTTGGTAAATGCCAGCACTGCGGCAAGCCAATCAAAGGCACAATGAAAGACTATGAGTATTCCGGCGGGCGTGTCTGGAAAGAGTATCTCGAAAAAATCGGCTATTATGTGCCTTATGAAATACGAGAGAAAGAACCAGAACGCGATTTTTACGGAAAGGATATGACGCTCACATCCGAACAAGCAAAAGACCTTGTAATTTTTGCAAGAGAACACGATGTATTCGATTGGGTAAGCATTAAGAGGCTGGTCAATTGCGCCATAGAAAACGGAGATTTTGTAGTTATAAACGCAGATTGGTAAGGAGTAAGACTATGGACGCAATGAAATTTTGTAAACAGTTAGATAGGATTTGTAAAAGTCACTTTTAGTGTGAAAGCTGCCCGCTTGGAGATGGCAAGTGCTCAATTCGCTATATCGGCAGAAATGGAGAAAGCGGTGTGAAAATAGTCGAGCAATGGGCGAAAGATCACCCCGTCAAGACCCGCCAGAGCGAGTTTTTGAGGATGTTTCATAATGCCGCCTTTTGTCAAGATGTTATAGATATATCGCCATGCAGCATCGAAAAAGAAATGAAAAAATGCTGCGGCGATAGGAATTGTGGCGAATGCAAAAGGACTTACTGGCTTGCGGAGGTAACCGACAATGGTAACGTTTATTGATGATGATGATATCGAACTCAAGCCTTGTCCGTTCTGTGGTTCTACAGCCGGGTTATATGTAAGCTATGAAGGCAGGTATACAGTGCGGTGCAACTACTGTCGCATCGGAACTGTCCTCACAAAAAACGAACAGGACGCGATTGAGTTGTGGAATCACAAAACGGAGGTAACAGACAATGACTGACATAACAACCCTACGCCCCGGCGAGCACTTCATGTTCAAAAGCTTCGAATGGGTATGTCTTGACCCGAATCACCCTGACGGCGGCGTGTTGGCCATTATGGCAAAGCCGTGGGCAAAAGATGTCAAGTTCTGCCCAAGTGGTAAATTCGCCGATAAGATGGGCAACTTGAATAACTACCGCACCAGTAATGTGCGGGGAATCCTATCTGATATGACGAACTCTGTTTTTGGTGGGAAAGGTCTACTGGCACATACCGTTGACCTTGTTGCAGACAACGGTGACCGCGCCTATGGAACGGTGAAAGACGCCGTTTTTATCTTGACTTGCGACGAGTATCGCAAGTACCGCGAGTTCATCCCACACTACGACATAGAAAGATTGATTTGGACTGCCACGCCTTTGGGCTGTGGTGATGAGGATTCCGACGCATGGGAATCGAGCGTCGTTCGCACTATGAACACGAACGGTCTGCTGTACAACTACGGTGCGTACAACGGCGGCGCTGTCGCACCGGCATGTATTCTCAATCCAAAATTTCTAAATCTGCGCAAAAACATGGCGTATGTAGAGGAGGTATCAGAATGAATACAACAATAGGCTTCCAGGAGGTGACCCCATGACCATCATCCTTATTATCGCCGTCGTCTGTGTTTACGACCTGTGCGGCCTGCTCGCCGTCCTGTACATCAACCACACAGACCGAATGGACACCGTAGACGGCGCAGACAACGTTATTGTCCTTGTTTTCTGGCCGCTGCTGGTCGTAACCCGCATCGGCATTGCATGTTATAGAATCATAAAGAGGCTTCTAAAATGACTTCTACCACAGGAGGTGACCCCCATGACAAAACAGCAACTAGTTGATGAATACGCCCGCAAACATCTTTGCGCAACGTGCGAGTGGAAGAATGGCGATATTTGCACGCTGCCGCGCTGCATGAAAATGGAAGAAAGGAGCAAAAATGAGAGAAAGACCGCTCAACCTAGATGAATATGGAATTTCAAAAGAAAGATACCTTGAATTAAAGCACTTTTGCAAAAGATACGCTGAAATGCGGTTGGAAATTGCTAGTGCAAGAGAGCTTGATGCTGTTTCAAATGACGGTTTGCCGCACGGAAACGGAAAGTCAGACCCAACAGCTAGAAAGGCGGACAGAGCGCTAAAGTTAAGCACAGATGTCAGAATCATTGAGGACGCGGCAAGAGAAGCAGACCCTTTAAACTGGTGCGCTCTGTTGAAAAACGTAACAGAGGGAACGGCTTACGAATACCAGCCTGTGTATTGCGGAAGACGGCAGTTTTACGAAAGCAGAAGAAAATTTTTCTGGCTTTTGGACAAGAAAAAAGGGTAACTGTGGGGACGTTGTCAAGTGGTATTATGAATATGCTGGGAACTGTAAAGAGGGTACATTACAGTTCATAGCAAAACCTCCTATTCTCGATACTGACAGCCGGGAAAGACCGGCATTTTATTTGCTGCATAGCCAGCCGCAAACTTGGCCTGACAAGTCAATACGGCAAGGGCGCTGCGCTCCGCAAGCTACGGCGTGGCAAAGGTGCAAGACCCATGTGCAGTACCAACAGATCGCGGCAAGCCTCTGTTGCACAAGTTATTAAAAAAGTGAATTTCATTTTTAATTTATACCGACTTGGACACAGTTAATTAAAATGAGCTTTACTTTTGGCCTACAAAGAGTGCAACACGCGCAACTGACGCGCCTTTATGCGGGTGTAGTTCAATGCAGAACTGCGGTCTCCAAAACCGCAAGATGAGGGGTCAAGACCTTCTACCCGTGCCAGACGGCAAGGTCGCAACCTGTCTGTGTGAGCGTGCGCGGTATACCTCACAAATGATGACAATGGTCGTGCAAACGGCAAGCCGCACATGCCCTTGTAGCTCAATGGCAAGAGCCTTGGTGTGCCGGTTCAAGTCCGGCTGAGGGCACGTGCTGGGTCGCTCCCACCGGTGAAAGCCCGGCGTAGGAAACGCGATAGATAACCGACACAGCAGAAACCGTAAACCAGCAGACGGGATATAAAACGGGTTGGATGCCGCGTTGTGATTTCCTGCGCGGAATATAAATAGAGGAAATCAAAAAGCGTTGCGGACTTGCTACCCGCAACGGGTGAGGTCGGCACAGCAAAAACCGACAGGGCGGGAACGCGCGTTCCTCCGGCGCAAAGGGGTTTTGGGGGATATAAGCCTACACAAATTGTGTGGGCTTTTTGTGTTTGAAAGCGAGGTGATAAAGTGGCATCAAAAAAAAATCCGGTGGGCGCACCACCTAAATACAGAAGCGCAAATGCAATGCAAGAAAAGATTGATGCCTATTTTGAAGCCTGTAAAGGAAAGCCGTTCTTAGACGATAACGGCGAACCAATGCGAAATAAAAACGGCTATATCATCTATGACGATAAAAAGCCGCCTACTGTGACAGGGTTGGCGCTTGCACTTGGTTTTGCATCAAGGCAGGCGCTTTTGAATTATCAAAACAAACCAGAGTTCAATGACACGATTACGCGCGCAAAAGCTCAGTGCGAACAGTACGCCGAAGAAAGATTATACGACAAAGACGGCTCCGGCGGCGCACAGTTCAGTTTGCGGGCAAATTTTGGATGGGATGACAAACCGAAGCAAGAGAGCGCGGGAACGGTGAATATTATTTATGATGTGCCAAGAGAATAAACATATCAAGGATATTATTTCGCCAGCATTTTATAAGCCGTTCTGGGACATTGAGGATGGTAAAGTTCAAGAGTTTGTGGCAAAAGGCGGACGTGGCAGCACAAAGTCAAGCTTTATTGGCGTTGAAGTCATTTTGCAGCTGAGAGCACATCCGCAATGCCACGCGGCAGTGTTCCGCAAAGTCGGCAACACACTGCGCACAAGCGTTTATGCGCAAATTGTCTGGGCTATCAATGAGCTTGGCTTGCACGACCATTTTCGCTGCACAGTTTCTCCGATGGAATGCACCTATTTACCTACTGGGCAAAAGGTGCTTTTTTTTGGTATGGACGACCCAGGCAAAGTAAAGTCAATCAAGATGCCGTTCGGGTACATCGGGATTGCGTGGTTTGAAGAGCTTGACCAGTTTGACGGTGAAGAGCAAATCCGAAATGTGGAGCAATCCTGCTTGCGCGGCGGTGACTGGTTCATCACGTTCAAGAGCTTCAACCCCCCTGCAATGGCGCGGAACTGGGCAAACGGCTACGCGCTGAAAGCCCGCGAAGGCAAGCTGGTACATCATTCCACCTACAAAACAACGCCGACGGAATGGCTCGGAGAGCGGTTCCTGGCCGATGCTGAATACTTGGAGCGCACAAACGAAACAGCATACCGGCATGAGTATCTTGGCGAGGTTGTCGGCAGCGGCACGGCAGTATTTGAGAATCTGCGCATTGAGAAAATCACCGATGAACAGATTGCAAGCTTTGACCGCATCAAGCGTGGCGTTGACTGGGGTTGGTATCCTGACCCGTGGGCATACAACGCTATGCACTATGACGCGGCACGTCGAACGCTATACATCTTTGATGAGCTGACACGGCGCAGAACCAGCAATAGGGACACAGCACAGCTGCTTTTGGATAGAGGGCTGACGCGCGAGGACAAGGTCTGCGCGGATAGCGCCGAGCCAAAATCCATCGCCGACTATAACAAGTACGGCGTGAAAACATTCCCTGCCCGCAAAGGACCGAAATCGGTTCGCTATGGCACAAAGTGGTTACAAATGCTGGAAGCGATTGTTATTGATCCAGAACGATGCCCGGACACAGCAAAGGAATTCAGCGAGTACGAGTACGAGCGAGACAGCAAGACGGGGGAAGTGCTGGAAGGCTACCCGGATTTGAACAACCATCACATTGACGCAGTGCGTTATGCGATGGAAAACACAGCGAACAAAGCCGGAGACAATACGGCAATGAAGTATCAAAGCATTTACAGATAGGCGGTGAGGGAAAATCAGAACGTATCAAGACTTTGTGGAGGTCGGTAAAGATGAACGTTCCCGCATGGGGTTTGTGTTTGACACCATCAACGATTTTAAAGGGCAGAAAAAGACGCGGGACATGCTAGACGCAAAGCTGTATTATTGGGGCGAAAATCCCACAATCAACCGCTATGAAAAAATGGTGTACGACCTTGAAGGGAAAGCGCATCCCGATATGTACACAGCAAATCACAAGATTGCCAGCAAGTTTTTTGGATTTGTTGTAGACCAGGAAGTTTCTTACCTGCTTGGCAACGGCGTTTCGTTTAACAGTGAGGCCACAAAAAAGGCACTTGGCGCTACGTTTGATGAAAATATTATGGATGCTGCCCGCCATGCGTTGATTGGTGGGCAGTCCTTTGTATTCTGGAATCTTGACCATATTCAGGTGTTCGCGCCGGAGCAGTTTGTGCCGCTATACGATGAAGAGGACGGCGCATTGAAAGCCGGAATCCGGTTCTGGCAGATTGACCCAGACAAACCGCTGCGGGCAACTCTGTACGAGATGGACGGTTACACTGACTACATCAAGCCGCGCAACGGTGAAGTGCGCAGTTTAAACGGAAAACTGCCGTACAAGTTGAAAGTACGCTACTCGGAGATTGACGGCACAGAAATTTATGACGGTGAGAATTATCCCGGATTTCCCATTATCCCGCTGAAAAACGGTGAACTGGCACGCAGCGAACTGTGCGGCAGGAAAAACACCGTTGACGCGCTAGACCTTGCCAGCAGCAACATGGTAAACAATGTGGATGAGGGCAATCTCATCTATTGGGTGCTGACAAACTGCGGCGGCATGGATGAAATTGACGATGCAAAGTTTGTGGAGCGGCTTAAAACCACCCACGTTGCCCATGCAGATGGTGATGAGGGCGCAAAAGCCACGCCGAAAAGCATTGAAGCACCGTTCCAAGGGACGCAGGCAACCATTGACATGCTGACCAAAAAGCTTTACACGGATTTTCAGGCGTTTGACGCATCTGCCGTGAGTGCCGGAAACCAGACGGCAACGGCCATCAAGGCAAGCTATGTTCCGCTGGATTTGAAAACGGACAAGTTTGAAAGCTGCGTGACGCGCTGCATCAAGGGCGTTTTGGCAATTGCCGGGCTTGATGATGAACCAACTTACACGCGTAACCAGATTATCAACAAGCAGGAAGAAGCGCAGACCGTGATGCTGGGTGCGGAGTATTACGATGATGAATACATAACAAAAAAGCTGCTGACCATTCTCGGCGACGCAGACCAGTACGAGGAATTGATGAATCGAAAGGCGGCAGAGGAGTTAGACCGCACGACAGAAGGAGAGGGATGACAAGATGTTGAATTTTGAAAACCTCGACAAAGCTAACTTTTTAGGCATTGGCAAATACGATGCGCCGATTATCCAGCCGGAACAACTTGATGTGCGGCATCTGGAATGGATTCCGTTCAATTTTGCTAAAACCTGTACGGACTGCGCAACAAAAGGCGTTCACTTTTTCGTGGATGATTATCAATTCCAAAGGGTGTGGAATCAGCCGGACAAGTACATTCCGCTGCTGCGAAAATTTGGCGCTGTGTGTGCGCCTGATTTCTCAATGTATACGGATATGCCGCTTGCTATGCAGATTTACAATCATTATCGCAAGCATTGGTTGGCGGCATACTGGCAGCAATGCGGGATTCACGTTGTGCCAACCTTGTGCTGGAGCAATGAACAAAGCTACGAGTGGTGTTTTGACGGCGAGCCGCAGCATTCTATTGTGGCGATTTCCAGCGTGGGAACACAACAAAGCAAGCAGAATCAAGCGCTGTTTGAAAAAGGCGTTCGAGCGGCATTGGCAAGGCTTGAACCCAGTGAAATTTTGTGGTATGGCAAATGCCCTGAAGAATTTGACTGGAACGTTACTAGGATTCAGCCATATTATAAGCGAGTAAAAAGGAGATGTGAGAATGGGCGGTAGAGGTTCTGGAAGCGGCAGGGGCGGCAGTAGTGCGAGTATAGGCACCTTAAAAGAGAGAGAAAAAAGCCTGAATTCCCAAATTGACAAACTGAACAAAAGGTTGGCGGATTACGCATCAAAAAACCCTGCGTGGAATATGCCTGGCGGATATTACGATGTGCAAAGAAAAAAACAGGCGCTTGAGTCAAAAAGACGTACACTTACAAACAAGATAATAACTGCGAGTAAAAATTCGTCTGATAAAAAAACAAGTGGGAAAACATTTGTGAATTCTTTTGGGGAAGCTACAAAAAGAGAAATCACAACTTCAACGTACAAAAGCAGCCAAGCGAAACTAAGCAAAGAAATTATGGGGTTCGTAGGCGGTACTAAAAGAAGGAAATGAGAAAACCTGATTATGCCCACAAACTTACGGATGAACAGCTCGCCGAGCTGGAAAGGCGCATCGCAAAGCTGTACAAAGAAGCTGCGGACGAATTGACCGACACGGTAAAAGCCTATTTTGAGCAGTTTGACAAGCGTGATGCGGCTATGCTTGAAAAGCTGGAGAAAGGCGAAATAACCGAACAGCAGTACAAGCAATGGCGGCTTGCGCAGATGGGCAGAGGCAAGCGCTATGAGGCGTTGCGTGATAAGGTGGCAAATAGATACACAAACGCCAACGAAACGGCTGTAGCATACGTCAATGACGCCACTCCGGGCATTTACACGCTCAATCGCAACTATGCCGCATACAAGATTGAGCAGGTTTCAGACAGCGCAGACTTTACGCTGTGGGATGAACAGACTGTCAGACGGTTGGTCGTTGAACAGCCTGACCTTATGCCGTATTATCCACCGCAGCGTGCATTGCAGCGCGGCATTGATTTGAAGTACGGCAAGCAACAGATTACAGCCAGCGTGACAAGCTCCATCCTGCAAGGCAAGAGCATCCCGAGAATCGCCAATGACTTACAGCGCCGTATGCAGGATATGAACCGCACAAGCGCCATAAGAACGGCGAGAACGGCGGTTACAGGGGCGCAGAACGCGGGACGGTTAGATACTTACCGCGCCGCGCAGGATATGGGTATCAAGCTCAAAAAACGCTGGCTGGCAACGTTGGACAACCGCACGCGCCACGCACACGCAATGCTTGATGGGCAGACGGTCGATGTGGACAAGCCATTTAAGGTGGACGGGTACGAGATTATGTACCCTGGCGACACTTCTGCACCGGGCTATCTTGTGTATAACTGCCGATGCACCCAGATTGCGGAGGTTGACGGCGAGGATACAAACAGCGGCGGCAGACGCGCCAGAGACCCCAAAACGGGGAAATCTGTGCTTGTGGAAGATATGACCTATGCAGAGTGGGCGTGGTGGAAATGCAATGCAGATACGCCTTGAAGACCACAGCGATGAAGTGTTGGAAGCGCTGGAATCCGCTTGCCAGCGGGCGCTGGAAAAGTGCGGGCTGGTGGGTGAGGGGTACGCCAAAAAGCTATGCCCCGTGGACACTGGCAGTCTGCGCAACAGCATTACTCATACAGTAGCAGACAACGGCGAACGGGCCGCCTACGTGGGCACAAACAGCGAGTATGCAGTTTATGTGGAGTGCGGCACGGGCATATATTACCCGGGCGGCAGACAAACACCGTGGACGTATCAAGACGAAAACGGCGATTGGCATCTGACGCACGGACAACGCGCTAAACCGTACATCAAGCCCGCTGTCGCAGACCATGTAGACCAGTACAAGAAAATAATTGAATCCGAGCTGAAAGGCAAATAAGCCTCTCGGCTCTTTTTATTGGGAGGAAAGCACATGAAAAAGATTATTTACATCGCAATCACGATTATGGCTGCGGCGCTGCTTTTGTGCGGCTGTTCCGAAGCCGCCAAAGCAAACTCCAATATTTCTAAACAGGCAGATTACTTTGAGAGTGAACGAAAAATCACCGTATACAACGCCAGAACAGACAAGGTCATTATGGAAGCCGAGGGGTATATGTCTATCTCCAACAATTCCAGTAACGAGCTTGTCTGCACTGTAAAGGTTGGCCCTGATACTTACAGGAAAAATTACATCTACCTAAACAGTTACACGATGTATGTTGTCGAAGACATTACAGGAACACACACAGACCCGTACCATTACAAGCTGTATTTCCACACAAATATGCTGCCCAGCGTTGAAGTGAAACCGTAAAAGGCAAGTTTACCTAGCAACTACCGAGACTTTCTCGGCGGTTACTATTTTTATACGCAAAAACAGCGAAGCACTGCTGTTTTGAATAAATAAAACTCAAATGGCGAAGAACCGCCACCGAAGAAAAGGAGAGAACCCACATGGCAAAATTTACACGCGCTGAAATCCGTAAAATCATTGGCGAAAGCTGCACTGACGAAATTGAAAATCAGCTGGTGGCGCTCCATCTGGGCGTTGTTGACCCGCTGAAGGACGACGTCACGCGGTATAAAGCCGATGCAGAAAAGTTGCCTAGCGTTCAGAAGGAGTTGGACGACCTGAAAGCTCAGGGCGACGGCGGCTACAAGGCTAAGTATGAAGCAGAGCACAAGGCTTTTTGGGACTACAAGGCCAACGTTGACGCTGAGAAAACAACGGCTGCCAAAGAAAAGGCATTGGAGACCGCCCTGAAAAAAGTCGGCATTGCCGACAAACGCTTGCAGTCTGTTGTCAGACTTTGCAAAGGCGATGGCCTGCTGGACAAGCTGCAACTGGACGAGAAAGGCACTATCAAGGATTCTGACAAGCTGGAAACCAGCCTGAAAGAATCTTATAGCGACTACATCGTTACTACCAGCACGCAGGGTGCAAACACACCGAACCCGCCTGCCGGAAACGGCGGCGGTGGTATTACGGCAGAAGCCTTTAAAAAGATGGGCTATGCCGAACGACTGAAACTCTATAAAGAAAGCCCGGAACAGTATGCCGAGCTTGCAAACAACAAAGGAGATTAACACATGGCAGATACTATCCTGACCAAACTGGCAGACCTGATTAACCCCGAAGTTATGGCCGATATGATTTCGGCTAAAATCCCTGACAAAATCCGCGTTGCGCCTTTTGCAAAGGTGGATGACACCCTTGCTGGCGTGCCCGGCGATACCATTACTGTGCCGTCTTACGGTTACATTGGTGACGCAGAGGACGTTGCAGAGGGCGTTGACGTTGACATCAACAAGATGAGCACCAAGGACAAGAAGTACAAAATCAAGAAGGCCATGAAGGGTGTCGGCCTGACCGATGAAGCTGTGCTGTCCGGCTACGGCAACCCTGTTGGCGAAGCCAACGCGCAGCTGGCGCTGTCTATCGCTGCCAAAATCGACAATGACTGCATGGAAGCCTTGCAGGGCGCTACGCTGGTGTATGACGGCACTGCCGCCGCTATCAAATACAGCGGCGTTGTGGACGCTATCGACGTGTTCAACGAGGAGATCAACAGCGACAAGGTCATGTTCATCAACCCCAAGCAGATGGCGACCCTGCGCAAGGATGCTGATTTTATCAGCGCTGACAAGTATCAGGCTGGCGTTGCTGTCACCGGCGAAATCGGCAAGATTGCCAACACCCGCGTTGTAGCATCCCGCAAGGTTCCTTCTATCGAGTATGAGAAGGACAACAGCACCGGCACCATTGAGATTGTCGCTGATACTACCGCCGAAACCTCCACCAAAAAGCATCTGGCGACAATCCAGCCGCATTGCGCTGCTGCTTTGATTGTCGGCGATAAGGTAAAGGCTGCTGCTACCGCCTATTATGCTTGCCCCATCGTCAAGCTGAACGAGGACGGCGAGACTGAGGACGATGTGCCCGCTCTGACCATCTACCGCAAGCGCAATATCAACGTGGAGACCGAGCGCAAGCCGCGTAACCGTTCCACCGAGATCACCGCTGACGAGTTCTACGTTGCGGCGCTGACCAACGAAGCAAAAGTCGTACTGGCAAAGTTTAAAAAGTAATAGGAGGCAGCACAATGCTTGAGGAATTGATGAGGGAATGTCGAAATTACTTCTTGATTCCCGGCGGCGTCCACCCGGACACGTACACCATCAAGGGCGGCAGCATTGCGCTGCCTTTTTTGCGTGCCGGACAGTATTTCCGCATTGTTGGCAGCGTTCTGAACGATGGTGTGTATCAATACGGCAACTGCTCGTTGAGGGATGAAACCTTTGATGGCGCTATCTGGGCCATGGCCGTGCCTGCCGAATTTCTGCACCTTGAAGAAGAAATTAAGGCGTGGCGCACGCAGTACGAGAACGCCGCAAATAGCCCATTTCAAAGCGAGAGCTTTGCGGGGTATAGTTACACCAAATCTACTGCGAGCGGCGGTTCTGGCGGCTCTCTGCCGGGCTGGCAGGGTGTATTTGCATCACGGCTGAACAAGTGGAGGAAATTATGAGCTTACTGGATGCGTTTTCGCGCCGCTGCTGCATTATGGACAAGACCACAAAACCGGACGGCGAAGGTGGTTATGTTGTCGAGTGGACAGAGGGCGCGGAGTTTGACAATTTCGTTTCGCTGGATAGCAGTTTGGAGGCCCGCCGTGCAGAAGCAGAGGGCGTGACCAGCGTATATACCGGCGTTGTCAACCGGGATGTGCCGATTGAGTATGGCAGCGTCTACAAAGACGTTGAAACAGGCGCGTATTATCGCGTAACAAGCCGCCCGGAAGAAAAGCAAGCCCCGAAAACAGCTTCCTCTATGCTGCGCAACTTAATGAGCTTTACGGCTGAACGCATGGGAGGGCTGCCGAAATGACAAAGGGCGCTGCACTACAGCAGTTTTTCGATAGCTTTCTTCCTGCGTATGCTACAAACGCCGTTCCGGACGACGTTGTACTCCCATACTTGACTTATGATGCGGTCTTTGACGCTGAAGGAGGCGCTCCGTCGCTTACGGTGAACCTGTGGTTCTATACGACGTCTGAGGCTGTCCCAAATGCCAAAGCGCAGGAAATCTCGGACTCTATCGGCATCGGCGGAAAGTTGCTGAAATTTGACGGTGGCTACATTTGGATTCGGCGCGGTTCTCCTTTCTGTCAAGCGCTGGCAGATAAAACAGACAAAAACATTAAACGGCGGTATTTGAACATTACCGCCGAATTTTTATGCCAAAATTGAGGTGAAAATATGGGTAAATTTACCGCTATTCCCAAAGATACGTTTGACTCGTTGCAGCTTGACGCTGGTGTGCTGTTGAACACATTCAACCCAGCAAGCATTGCCGCTCCGCAGGACGGCGACATTATCTGCGCCACTACTGGCGGCATCAACGCCACTTGCGTTCCTACCTTCTCCGATTTGGGCGAGGACGTTGACAACTGCCCGGTCAATACCAAAGAGCTGAAACATCTGGACGGCTGGGAGTGCAAAATGTCCTTCACGGCTCTTGGCACGTCCCCTGACAACATCAAGATGGCTCTGGGCTGTGGAGACGTTACCACGAACAAGATTACGCCTCGCCGCGACTTGAAGCAAACCGACTTCAAAGACGAACTGTGGTGGGTAGGTGACCGCGCCGATGGTGGCTGCGTTGCTATCTGCCTGAAAAACGCTTTGTCCACTGGTGGCTTCTCGTTGCAGACTACCAAGAGCGGCAAGGGGCAGATTTCCTGTGAGCTGACTGGCCATGTCTCCATCACTGCGCAGGACGTTGTCCCTATGGAGTTCTACAGCATCGACAGCACGGAGGAATAAAAAATGCGACTGCTTTCTCAGATGACAACCGACGAGACCTGCGATGTCTTGTGCATCGCCGCCCCTCATATCCAGAACATGGCCGATGACAAAAACCTCATTGCAGAGGTTCAACGCAGGCTTCCCAAAGGGGAACATACGCAGATTGACGTCTATAGGTTCGGCCTTACGCGCGTTGTGAATCTTGTTCCCATCTTCTTGAAAGACCACAGAGAAGACCTATATGCGATTCTTTCTCTGTTTAACGGCCTTACCCCAGAAGAATGCGGAAAGCAGGGTTTCTTAAGCACGTTGGCGCAGATTAACGAGCTTGTGAAAGACGAGGACTTCGTTAATTTTTTCAAACAGTCTTTCGGTACGGCGCAGAAAGCGTAATAGTCGCAATCTTAAGCATGCCGAAACTAAGCGCCCGTGCGTTTATGTCGGCACTGCCATACCGAATCAAAGAAAAAACGGATGAAGTGGCATATCGTGTTTATATGTCGGATGTACTTATCACGATTACAAAAAACATGATAAAAACAAAAAGCGAGCCAAAAAGGTACTGGGATATAATCAACCCGCCGCCAGAGGAAACCCGAACAGCGGATGAAATCAAAGAACACATGAAGAACAAGCTGAGAAAACTGGAAGAGCCGCCCCAAAAATAGGGCGGCTCATTTTAGAAGCAGTTTGTCATAATGGCTTTGTAGATTTTATCGTCTACCTCGATTAAAAAGCGTTTACCGCTTGCAACCCACTGGGGGTCTTCTTTCAGCTGAATTGCAATCTGATAAATGCCTTTTTGTTTTGCGGTGACTGCGCCAGCCACGAGACCAGCAGGCCCAAGAAAGGCGCCGCCAACAAGACCACGCATCACACCAGAAGACATAGACTTCTTCTGAGATTCATCCACAACAGAACAATCTGCAACGGTGCTTCTGTCTAATGTGATTGCGGGCATCAATCCCATGTCGAGTTGAACTCGACCAAAAGAAAGATTGACCTTCTTTCCGACGTAATCTCCTGCGATAACTGCATTTTTAGCTTTTGCCATAGCAAAACACCTCCTAAAGCTAGGATACAGCATGGCTAACAAAAAATCAACAAGAAAGGAGTGAGAAGTTGGACGTATTTAATCTAAACGCAAAATTAAGTCTTGATACAGATGATTATGAACGGCAGTTAAACGATGCAAGCGGCAAAACAACATCTTTTTGGGATGTATTCAGCGGAACGTTTCTAGGAAATGCAGTTTTTGATGGCCTGAAAGCTGTGGGAAGCACGATTGTATCTGTTGGCAAATCGGCAGCAGGTGCAGCTCTCGATATTGGAAAAGCATCCCTGAGCAGTTACGCAGACTATGAGCAGCTTGTCGGCGGCGTAGAAACCTTGTACAAGGACAGCGCAGGTATTATTGAGGGCTATGCAAAGAACGCGTACAAGAACGTTGGCCTGTCTGCAAACGAGTACATGGAGACATCAACATCGTTTGCTGCGGCTCTGGTTTCAAGTTTGGGCGGCGATACACAAAAAGCCGCTGAAATGGCGAATACTGCAATTTCGGATATGTCCGATAATGCGAACAAGATGGGCACTAACATCTCGTCCATCCAAGACGCATATAACGGCTTTGCAAAGCAGAACTACACCATGCTTGACAACTTAAAGCTCGGCTACGGTGGCACGCAGGCTGAAATGAAGCGGTTGATAAAAGAAGCCGCTACCATGAAGGACGCTCAAGCGGAACTTGGCGTAACGGTTGATGCAACCAGTATGTCTTATGCGAATATTGTACAGGCGATTCACGTCGTACAGGCAAACATGGATATTATGGGGACGACCAGCAAAGAAGCTGCAACTACCATCCAAGGTAGTACAGCTTCGATGAAGAGCGCCTGGGAAAATCTGCTTACAGGCATTGCAGACCCCGAACAGGATGTTCAGCAGCTAATCAATAATTTCGTAGACAGTCTTCTTACTGCTGCTCAAAACATTTTGCCGCGTATTCAAGAAATTGTCCCAACGCTGATTAACGCCATGACTGAAATAGGTGCACAGTTGGCCCCTGTAGTCAGCACTGTTATTGAAAGCATGATGCCAACCGTCGTAGAAGGTATAGAGGCACTATTTAACGGCCTTGGATTTTTGGCAGACGAGTTACAGCCAATCATTGAGGAATTATTCTCTTTTTTTGGCGATGCGATAGTAAATGCGCTGACAATCGCAATCGAAAATTCTGATTTTAGTGTAATTTTTGATATTTTTGATGAAGTCAAAGAGGCAGTCAACGAAGTAATCCCTGTTATAGAAGACTTGGCTCCTGCCATTGGCGCGGTTGGCACTGCTATTGCTGGATGGCAAATTGGAACGAAAATCCAGAAGATGGTAACTGCTTTCGACGAGGCCAAAGTTGCGGTATCACTGTTCAGCATGGGCCTTTCTGATTCAGAAGTTGCACAGGGCGCTTTGGATGGCGCGCTCAAAGGGTCAGAAGTTGTCGTTGGGCTGCTTACGGGGAAAATTGATTTGCTTTCTTTGGCGCAAGGCAAACTCAAGGCTGCGCAGGCTGCGCTCAACGCTGTTATGTCAGCCAACCCGATTGCAATCGTAATCACGCTGATTGCGGCTCTGATCGGAGTATTTGCCACTCTGTACGCAACGAACGAAGATTTCAGAAATAAAGTCAACGAAATTTTTGAGTTCGTAAAGACCACTGTTGTTACATTCTTCACCGAGACCGTTCCAGAGGCGATTAACAGTGCGATAGAGTGGTTTCAACAGCTTCCCGATAAAATATCTGAGTTCATGACAAACGCCGTGCAGAGCATTGCTGACTGGGCTACACAAACTGCGGAAAATGCCCGCCAAGCTGGCAGTAATTTTATCAATACTGTTGTAGAATTTTTCTCGCAACTCCCGTACAACTTAGGCGTATTTCTCGGCACAGCGCTTGCAAACATCGCAATTTGGGCGATGGAAACGGCAGAGAATGCGCGGCAGGCTGGCTCCCAATTCTTGCAAAACGTAGTTGAGTTCTTTACACAACTGCCCGGCAACGTTTTAACGTTCCTGTCTACCACGATCCAAAACGTCATTGCATGGGCTGGGCAAATGAAGTCCAACGCAATCGACGCTGCATCTACGTTCCTGAATAACGTAATTGAGTTTTTTACTCAGTTGCCTGGAAACATTGCAGAGTGGTTCACAAAAACGATTGAAAAAGTCGTAGAGTGGGCCGAAGAATTGAGGAAAAACGGTGAACAGGCCGCAAAAGATTTGCTAGATGCTGTTGTTACGGGCCTTCAGGAATTACCCGGCAAAATCTTTGATTTAGGCGTGAACGCGGCAAAGAGCTTGCTCGAGGGTATTAAGAGTATGGGCGGCTGGCTGAAAGAACAGGTCGGAAATTTTGTAGATGGCATGGTCTCTGGCTTTACCGGCACGGTGCAGACAAACGGCTCCCACGCTGGCGGTCTGGACTATGTTCCCTATAACGGCTACGTTGCAAACCTGCATCGCGGGGAAATGGTTCTGACGGCTAAAGAGGCCGACAGCTACCGAAAAGGCGAGAAAAACGCTGCTGTTGGCGGCGTGACTATTATTCAAAACATCTACAGTCAGGCCAAAACTGCGGCAGAGCTTATGCGCGAGGCGCAGTATGAGCAGCGGCGGGCGCTTATGATGGGTGCAATTTGAAAGAGGGTGAAGCATGTACACAGCAAGATTTGTGCGGGATGACGGCGAAACGCTGTATTTCGGCTATAATTACGGTTCTATCGTGAATATAGACCCTCTTTCGGATGTAGATGTTGATGTAGCGCTGTCGCAGGGCTTTCAACAGGTCGGTAAGACCTTTGAGAGCGCGACTGTCGGAGAAATCACGCGGGAAGTCAGCGGCTACCTGCTGGGCGACAGCAGGGTGATGAAGCGTAAAATGCTGCGCATTCTCACGCCAAACTCATTCGGCAAGCTGTATTTCGGCGACGGCTATTACTGCAACTGTACCGTGAAGAAAACCCCGGCTTTCAAGCAACGCCGCTTTGACGCTGCTTTTCAGTTTACGGTTCTCTGCCCCTTCCCTTACTGGCTGGCAGCTGACCGCAAAGGGCAGCAGATTGGAAAGCTGACGCCGTCCTTCAAGTTCCCGGTGAACTACAAAAAGCACAAGTTCGGCGTTACAGACGGCAGTGTATTCATGAACTTTATCAATGACGGAGATACGGACGTTACGTTCTCTGTTATTTTCTACGCGCAGCTTCCGTTGAGCAATCCCGAAATCACGAATGTGAACACGCTGGAAAAGCTGAAAATCAACGAATCACTGCAAGCTGGCGAGTATATCACAGTAAGCCGGGAGGGCGCATCCAAGCGTCTGACCGTTATCAAAACGAGCGGTGACGTAGAAACTAACATCTACGGAAAGCTCGATGACGCAAGCAACCTGTACTACATTCGCGCGGGCGACAACATTCTCAAGCATTCCTACACGGACGGCGCTAAACACGCCTTGAATACGAGCGTTTTCTATAATGACGCCTATGTGGGGGTATTCGATGATATGTAGAGTATACGACCCTCAACTGAACAAGCTCGGGCAGATTGAAACGTTTGTCTCCCTTGTCTGGACGGAAAAATATAATCAGCTTGGCACATTCCAGCTGGAATTGTCGCAGCAGCAGGAATACAGCGACCTCATGAAAGAGGACTATTACTGCGAAATCGACGACAGCGACACGCTTATGATTATAAAATCAGTGCAGACGGAGGGAAACAAAATCATTGTCAACGGCGCTCCTGCAACACGGCTTTTATCTGACCGTGTAAGCACCGCAGAGCTATCAAATATCAACGCAGAAACCGCTATGCGTACTCTTATTCATGATATGCAAGCGTGGCCCTGCGTGGCTCTGGGCGCGTCTTGCGGGCTTGCTGACAAGTTTGAGGCCCAAACGTCCGACCAGACCATTGAGGAATACTGCGAAAAAATAGCGCAGGCCGTTGACGCTGGTTTCAGGCTACGCTTTGACAAGCCGAATAGAAAACTGCTTTTTGAGGTATACAAACCGGGAGAAAGCCAGACCGTAAAGTTTTCGACATGGTTTCAAAATGTCGGCAATCTGGACTACTGCGTCTCAACAGCAAGCTACAAGAATGTTGCTATCGTTTCTGGCGCGGGCACAGGCGACGAGCGTATCACCGTCTATGCAGGCGACACGGCCTCGACCGGCTCCGACCGGCGCGAAATGTATGTAGATGCACGGCAGGAGCAGCAGAAAAACGACGAAAGCCTAGAGGACTACAAAGCGCGGCTTGTGGAGTACGGGAAAGGCAAGTTGCTTGAGCAGCTGCGCCTTGAAACGCTGGACTTTGATATTGATTCCGACTGCGTGAACTTGGGAGACGTTGTTTCCTGCATTTTCCCAGAGTTGGGCATCAACGCAAAAGTCCGTATCATGGGAAAGACCATTACTGCGCAGAACAATGTCACACAGTACAGCGTTGAACTCGGGACACCTGTAATTACAAAGAGGTACTAAATGGCAATTATCACATATCCTCTGAACGATGTGGAGTACACGGCAGAAGATGCAGAGACCTACCTCTGCACCCGTACAAGCGGTATATATGCTGCCGAATCGTTCCCCGCAACCGTTACAGAGGCACGAAAAATCACCATCGGGACAGGCATGGCCTGGATTAACAACGGAACGTTTAAAGGGAAAAGCGTTGTTAGCACGGAAAATGTATCTGTCGCAATCCCCATTGCGGACGGTGCGCTCCCCCGCATTGACAGAATCGTGCTTCGCTTTACTAAGAGCACTAACGAAAGCACATTTGAGGTAAAGACCGGCACACCCGCTTCAAGTCCTGTAGCGCCCACTCTAACGCGCTCCGAGCTGCTTTATGAGCTTGGTCTATACACTGTGTTTGTCCCTGCTGGCAGCCTTACAGTAAGCGCCGCAGACGTCACCAACACGATGCTTGATGAAAGTGTCTGCGGCCTTATGCGTGACGGCGTTACCGGGCTGCCGACTGGTACGTTGCAAAAGCAATATGAAGCTCTTATCAAGTCGATGGCGGACGAGATTGCAGCTATTAAGGCGGGCAGCGCTACCATGCTGAAAGACGTCTACGACCCTGCGGGGCTTGGCACATCTGCTACTGTACAGGTGTATAGCTGCGCCAAAACAGGCAACACTTTTGCACTGACTGGCTCTGGCGCCGTGGGCCGCTTCAAGGCCCCTGCAACGTTCTCCAGCGGAGACACGTTCAGCATCAATGGCAAGGCTGCTCCTGCGTATGTGGGCGCAAACGACGTTGACGCGGACACAATTGTCAAAGACAGATGGGTGCTGTTCACCTATGATGGCACACAGCTAAATTTTAACGGCGGCGGTGGTCTTGGCAATGCAAAGCTAGCACTGGCTACCGCCGAACCTGATGATGTGCTGGACGGTAAGAAGTATTACGCCAAAGATAAGACAATCAAGACTGGCAATTTGCCTATACAGCCCAAGACCGTCTCTCCTGTCTCCTACAGCGTCGGCAGCGGAAACCTCAATGCGCGTATTCCCAAGGGCGCTTATAAGGACGACGCTGGCGCAGGGTATCCAGAGGTTGCAATCCCTGTCGGCTCTGCTCCTGCGTCCGCAGTTCTGGAGGGAAACAATTTCACGAGCGCTGAAGCGGGCGTGAACGTTGGCGGCTCAATGCCAAATCAGGGCAACTGGGGAAAGACAATCAACCCGGGCGGCGTTGTCACAGTCCCGGGCGGCTACCACGCAGGTGGCGGTAAAGTGAGCGCGACGGGAATAAAAACCTCTACAGTATGGAAAACTTGTGGAGGAGGCCGAAACGGATTCTCCTTTACGGGCGGCACGCTCGTGGGCATTCAGTACGCCGGAAGCCCTGGCTCCGGTGAAAACAGTTTACAAGCCGCTGGCATAAGCAGCGGAAGCGAATACTGGGCGCAATGCGCGGCGGGAACAAGTGCAAGCATACAATTTATCCTTGCTTATTATTAAGGGGGCGTAAAATGGCAGCAACTATTTATGAACCGTTGTCTACAGCACATCTCAAATCGTGTACCGTAGACTTCGACAGCAGGCCCGACAAAAAGGCCGTGAATCTGGTTCAGTATGACCAGACCATTCCTGTTCTTTGCGTTTCGCTCAAAAAAGGCGGCACAGAGTATAAAGTCCCGTCTGACGCAGATGTAAACATCCGCATGGACAAGCGCGACGGCTATCATGTGTACAATCCTGCGCTCGGCGTGAATGCAGAGCGCACAATCGCATATTTTGCTGTCACTCCGCAAATGTCTACTGGATGGGGTGACTATTACCCGATTGTTGAAATCACTGTCGGCGGTGGCATTGCAGGCAGTGCGCCCATCTGGCTGCACTTCGACAGAAACCCTCTACCTGAAAATGCTATTATCAGCAGCGACGAGTACAAGACTATTCAGCAGCTCTTGGAAGATGTGACAGCTGTTAAGGCTGCCACAGAGCAGATTAAGGCCCAGACTGAGGCCGTTAGAGACCAAGCCAAGGGATTCGCCGACAATGCCAAGAACAGTGCGGACAAGGCACAGACCCTCGTTGACGGGATGCCCTCTGACTACAGTCAGGCTATGAAAGACATTGGCACGCTGAAAAACCAGATGCAGCGTGCCTACCCAGATGACAGCACCATTGGTGAAAATCCGTGGAGCAGCAAGAACATCGTGGATATGCTTTGCCCGCCGATAGAAGAAAGCAGCAACCCTGTTGTGTGCTACCCCGTGGCGGGTTATCCGCTGGGCGTGAAAGCGAAGTGGGAGCCCATACAGGAAGGCAGCGGAACACCAAGCCCCGAAAACATTCGTCCCATCAAAGGCAGGAACAGCGTGACGGTTGAACGGTGCGGGGAGAACTTGGTAAAATTCCCATACTATACTTCTTCTTATAATAAAAACGGACTTGTTTTCACGGCGAAACAGGACGGTAGCATAACTGTTGATGGCACAGCAACGGCGGACACATGGTATATTGTTGAAGGGGGTATTGATAAAAGACTGCCTATGAACACACCCATGACATTAAGTGGTTGCCCAGCTGGTGGGGCGCTAAAAAGCTACTATATTGGCTTATATATCGGCGGAAAATGGTTTACTGATGTAGGAGATGGCAATACGAATGTTAAGCTCACAACACGCAAGATTGATTCACGTGTCGAAGTTTCTATAGCTAAAGGAGTTGTTTGCAACAGCCTAACGTTTTACCCAAAGATTGAAGTCGGAACCACAATTACACTATATAGCAAGTACCAGGGCAGCACCAACACAATGACCTTGCCTGAAACCGTGTATGGCGGTGAGGTGGATGCGGTGACTGGCAAGGGGCAGGAGACGTGGCAGCTTTTAAACAATCCTAGCAGCTATAACTATTACGAGGGCATGGATGAAGGAGGATGGGTACAATCAGAAGATGCCGTTGCATGGTATCTGTATAATCCAACATTATTTTCACGCAATACGAAGACTTTGTCAAACATTTTTAATTTTGTTTCGGACGTTGGTCATACAGCAAAACCATACCTGATAGGTTCAGCCAATCATCTTATTGCTTTTCGGCTTCCCAGAAGTGTTGCGGCCACTGAAAAGGATGTTAAAAATTGGCTAGCGTCCAACAATGTTGAAATTGCTTTTGAGACTATCACCCAAACGCCCTTCACTGCGACAGGAGCACAGCCCATCCCCGCGATTGCGGGAGTAAACACCGTGCTGACCGATGCCGACAGCGTGACTGTAATGGGACGCGCAGACCCCATTAAACGAATCACCGATTTGGAAGATGCGGTAGCATCGCAAACATGACAAACCTGAAAGGAGTAATAAAATGGCTATCAAGAGTAAAGCACGGCACGATTTAACGCTGCGTAGCATCAAGCGAGAGATTGCAGCAGGACGCGACGTTGCGTTCTGGTTGGACAAGGCGTACACGCACCTCGACAACGGCCTGCTGGATGAGGCGGACATTGCCGAGGTGGAAGCACTGGCGCAGGCGTATTATGATGCAGTGGACGCGAGAGAGAGCGCAGACGAGGTTACGGAGACACCGGATGTGCCGGAGGTTGACGGCGCTGAAAATACCATCAACGAATGATAGGAAGTGATACCATGATTTTTAGCGGGAGAAATCTCGTGAAGTACCCGTACAGCTGCTACGGTTACACGCGCGGCGGCGACAAGATTTGGCACGGCGGCATTGATGTTTGCGGGTTGGATGACGACAAAATCCGCATGCCCGGCTACAACGGCAAGAGCATTGCAGGAACCGTTGTTACAGCCCGCATCGTGACGAACAAGAGCAACAAAACATGGGAATGGGGCTATTATATCTGCGTGAAACTGGACGCAAACCAGACCCCGGACGCAGTGAATTACCTGTATTTTTGCCACTGCTCCAAGTTGCTCGCAAGCGTAGGGCAGAAAGTAAAGACCGGCGATGTGCTGGCGGTTGTCGGACAGACCGGCAACGCCGCAGGCACATGGACGCACTGCCACTTTGAAGTGCGAGCCACTGCCACGAGCAAGGGCCTTGACCCGACTGCGTATGCAGGCATACCCAACAAGGCGGGCACATACGGTGGCCAGCCTGTGCAGCCCAGCGGCGAGGAAGTGCTGATTGATGTGTCTCACCATCAGGGCGCTATTGACTGGGCAAAGGTTCCCTACCGTGCCATTGTTCGCATCGGATATCGCGGATACGGCAGCGGAAAGCTGATGAAAGACAAGCAGTACGATGCCAACCTCGCAGGGGCGAAAGCAAGCGGAAAGCTGTTCGGCTTTTACTTCTTCTCGCAGGCCATCACGGTGGAAGAAGCCCGCGAGGAGGCAGACTTCTGCGCAAGCCTTGCACCGTCTGGATACCCGCTGTTTTTCGATGCCGAGTGGAGCCACGAGACGCACGATGGACGCGCAGACCGCCTGACGAAAGACCAGCGCACGTCCATCGCTGTGGCATTTTGCGAAAAGGCCAAGACGCACGGATTCACGGCGGGCATCTACACCTTCACGGCCTTCGCAGGCACGAACATCGACTACACCTACCTGTGTGAAGATTACATCGGATGGCTGGCCGACACGCGCACGAACTACGACAAGACGCTACCGCGCCACATCCACCAATACGGGCAAGGCGGCGTGCCGGGCATCACTGGCGTGGTTGATTTGAATCATCTGGTCAAAGCCATGCCCGCAGCGGACAATCCCGCAAACAAGCTACAGGTCATCACGGTAGGGCCGGTCTCGCAGGGGGACGCAGATGCGATTTACCTGCTGTGCAAAGAACGAGGCCTGACGGACGCTGGGCTGTATAAATCTGAATGGGCGGAGGTTTAACGTGCCGGAGTGGATTATAAAATACTGGGTCGAGTGGGCTTTTGGCGTACTGGCCGCTGGACTGCTGGTTGCTTATAGGTGGTTGGCGAAAAAAATCAAGGACGACGCAGAAGAAAGAGCCGCCATCAAGGCAGGGATGCTGGCAATTCTGCACGACCGGCTGTATCAGGTCTGCACGTTTTATATCGCGCAGGGCTGGATCGAGACGGCGGGCCTTAAAAATCTGGAATATCTGTACAAGAGCTACCATGCGCTGGGCGGTAACGGAACAGGCACAGAACTGTACAATCGGGCGCGGGTGCTGCCGATTCATTAAGAAAGGGGTTTTATTATGAACATCGACTACATGAACTACATTAAACCGGAGCTGCTGGTACTGATTCCGGCGCTGATTTTCGTTGGGTACTGCCTGAAAATTAGCACTGCTGTGGCGGACAAGCTCATCCCGGCGGTGCTGGCCGCGGTGGGCATTGTGCTGGCCGCGCTGTATGTTTTGGCGACGTCGCCCATCGGCGGCGGGCAGGACGCGGCCATGGCGGTTTTCACCGCCATCATTCAAGGCGTTCTGTGCGCGGCGGGTGCGGTCTACGCCAACCAGTGCGTAAAGCAGAAAAATAAATCCGAGTAAGGCCCGCGTGTGTGCCGATACCGCTTTTGCTTGGATTCGGCGACGTATGAAAAATTGTGCTTTCTGCTTACGGATGAAGAAAAGGCGGTGCTGGATTTGAAGCGGCGCGGCTTTGGGAATGCGGAAATTGCCGCAGAGCTGAATTTGAGTGAGCGGACGGTGAACAGACGGGTAAAGGCGATTGTTGGGAAGTTGAAGGCTGAATAAAAAGCGCCCCTCCTTGTGTCCATGGTGGACACG